GTGCTCGCCAACCATCCGCACCGCTCGATCACGAACCTCAGGCGAAAATCTGTTTCCCATCTTGCTCATACCGGATGCTCCTTCTCACAGTTCGGAGCCTCCGGAAAACCCGGGACGCTTCATGGAGCAATCTGGATACCACCGAGGCAACCGCACTGTTGCAGGATGCAGAGGATTACATTCGCTCTGTCTACAAGGTGCGCACCAATCTGGCCACCGAGGAACAGCGCATCTTTGATGGGCTTGTCTGCCGTCTCGCTGCCGCCTTCCAGACCAATCCTCCCTCTATCGCTGCACCGCAGACGGTGAAGATGGAGAAGAAGGAACTGGCGGGCATGAAGAAGGAAACAGAGTACTTCCAGGGCGACACTGATCCCTACCCCTACATCACCGCCAACATTCGTCCCTTCCTGGACAACAGCGATGCAATCGGTCTGTTCACTGGCACGGTGGTGACGCGATGAACCTCTATGATGAATTCTATCCACTGGCCGTGGAGATGCTGAACGACCTTGGCACCGACGCCACCCTGATCGGCACTGCGCAGACCGATACCAGCCTCGCAGCAAAGCGAGCCGGTCGAGTGTCCGCCGGCGGACAGCCCCAAGGACGCCCTACGAAGGCCGTTGTGGGGCCTATCGAAGTCACGGGCTCCGATGGACGCAAGACGCTGCAAAGCGTCGCTACGATGCTCGCAGAGCCCCACGAGGGCGACACCCTCACGGTGGGCTCACTCCGCTGGCAGATCGGCAAGGTCACGCGCATCGCTCCGCAGGGCCAGGCCATCGTCTACATCGCGGAGGTCGCATAATGGCAGGCCCAATCCCCACCGACCGCGCAGGCATCCGAAATCTGCTCGAGGCCAAGGTGCTTGAGGTCACGCAGAAGCTGACCCTCGATGCGCACGCCAATCTTGTGCAGGCCAGCCCCGTGGACACCGGCAAGTTTCGTGGGTCCTGGAACGCTGAAACACCGACGAAGCCGATGCAAAAGGGCCGCGTCACAAACAACACCGAATATGCGGTTCCGCTTGCAAACGGCCATAGCCCCCAAGCTCCAGCTGGTTGGGTCGAGAATGCCGTTGTGGCCGCCGTGAAAGGGCTCAAGCCATGATCCAGAAAGACATCGAGGCGCTGAACGCGCGACTGTTCGACAACATGGACGTGGAGGCTATCCAGCTTTTGGTCGAGAACCAGAAGGACCAGACCATTGACGCTACGAGGGTGTGGACACGCTGGATCATCAACCCCGGTGCGAGCGAGACGCGCGCACTCGGCCCTAATCCAACCTACACGCAGTACGGCACAGCCACCCTTCAAATCTTCGTGCCCAAGGGGCTGATGACAGGACCGGGCAACGACATTCGCGACCAGTTCAACAACCTCTTCCGTGGCTGGCGCAGCGCGGACAAGAAGCTCGTCGTGGACAATCTCAAAAGCAATACCAGCACGTACAAGCGCGGCGACCAAGAGTTCTACCTGATCAACGCAATGGTGTTCTGGCACTCCAACAGGAAGACGACAGACCAATAATCAAGCCCATGCGTACGCTCAAATAAATAGTCGCGAGCCAACTTCAGGCTCGTCATTATTTTGAGGAGCCCGTATGGCATTGATTAATCCATCGGACGTCACGTTCTCTCTCGTCCCCGAGGCAACTGCTGGCGTTCTTCCAACTGCAAGCGCATCGCGCTACGAAATTCCTGCTAAGGCAGACCAGTCGATCATCGCATTCACCGCGAACGAGATCGCATCCAACACCAAGCGTCCAGGCCGTGCAGGCAACGGTATGCAGCGCGGCATGGTGACCGGCAGCGGCTCGCTTGAAATGCGCCTCCAGTCGGCTCCCCTGTATTTCGCCCTCATGGAGAGCGCGCTTTCGGGCAAGTTCACCACCACCGGCACCAAGACCCTCAAGGCAGGCAGCACCGATAGCACCTTCTCGGTCCTCTCCGTGCTTCAGCTGACGCCATCTGTGATGGTCGAAGCCGCTTCGGGCGCAATGGTCAACAAGATGACCCTGAGCGCGAAGTTCGGTGACGAGGTGAATGTCTCGTTCGACGTTCTCGCCACCACGCAGGCTCAGCTAACCGCTGACAGCACGCTAACCCTCACCACCATCCCCGGCTCCGCTTATGAGTTCGCTGGCAAGGACGTGTCGGCTGTCACTGTTGCGGGTAACTCCACCATCCAGTTCACCGAACTGAACCTGGAAGTCACGCAGGATCGTGTTGCACGCGGCAAGCTTGGCACCAACACTCCAATCGGCATCGGCACCAACGGCACTCGCACTGTCAAGCTCACCCTCAAGGCATACCGCGAGAGCTTTGCTGTTGATACGCTGCTCACCGGTCAGGCACAGTCGTTCAGCTTCACCATCGGTGCAGCAGGCAACGGCTATGGTGTCTACATTCCAGCTGGCTTCGCTTCGATCCCTACCACGGAGTTCGACAGCGAGAGCGCATTCGTGAACATCGAAATCACCGCTGCTTACGACACTACTCAGGCAACTGATCTGTACATCACCCAGCTATAAGCTTTGTGACCACTCCCCTTTGCAACTCCGGTCACAGGATGGAGCAGTCTTCGGACTGCTCCATTTCCATATGCGCGTCGCGGTAAATAGGTGCGTACTTTAACAAAGGGGTTACACACCATGACCAAGACTACCAAGAAGCCCGCATTCAAGAAGCTTGTTCGCTTCGATGCCAACAAGGCTGCAAAGGGCGTTCCACACCACATCGTTGACGAGAACGGCAACGACTATGGCACCTGGACCACTTCGCTGTTCGACGTTCATAACAAGTTCCTCAAGGTCGAGAACGAGCGCTACGAGCGTGAGCATGGCGACAGCGAGAATGCCAAGGGCAAGAACGCGGGCGTCTTCGCATTCGTTCAGGTCTGCCTACATGACTGGAGCGGCGTTGTTGACGAGAACGATCAGGCCATTCCGTTCAGTAAGGAACTGGCGTTCGAGTATCTAACCGACGAGGACAACGCCTGGTTCGTTGGCGAGCTTATCGGTCGTTCGCAGGACGTGCGCTACTACCGCGCAGTCACCCCAGCTGCCACCAAGGAAGCTGACGCGGGAAACTAATCGCCTTTCTCGACTGGTGGGTTTTCAAGGATGGCGCTGAACTCACCGATCTAGCCGAGAAAGGCGAAGCGATGGCGATCAGCAAAGTCGCTAGGGCTCCCAAGCTAACGAACACGTTACACTGGGAAAGCTTCTGGGACTTGCATACCGAGCGCATCAACGGAATGAGCCTCGGTCCTATCCCCATTAGCAAAATGCATTGGTACGCCGATGTAGAGTTAGGGCTAGACGACGATGAAAAGTCCGCATTCATCTACATCATGCGGCGCGTAGATAGCTTCTTCGTTTCCAAGCAGAACGCCAAAGCAAATAGCAAATCCTCATAACCAACGATCCTCCCGGTAAATACCCGCACAGGTATTTGCCAGGGAGGCGCCATGAGCGACGCACTATTTCAAATTGACGTTTCCATTGATCCTTCCAAGGCGGCCCCTGGGATTAATCAGTTAGATGCAGGCCTCGCTCACTTAGAACGGCGTCAGCGCAGCGTACAGGCGGCCAACGACAATCTCAAAGGCACTTTCGACCGACTTGGCTCCAGCATGGGCGGTGCAGCCGGCCATGGTGGCAAGCTCAGCGCGATCTTCGACAACATCAAGGAGCGCGCTTCTGGCGCTGCACCGGAGGTAGCGAACCTCACCAACACCCTGGGCAAGATGGGTCCGATGGCCGCAGTCATCGGCGGCGTCAGTCTGGCAATTGGTGCAATCGGCGTCGCGTCGATTAAGGCAGCAGCGCAGACACAGCAGTGGATGGCGCAGCTGGAAACCACAACCAAATCCAGCCAAAAAGCCAAAGACAGCTACAACGCGCTCGTAAAGTTCGCCAGCACAACCCCATTCGATCTAGGCCAGTCCATCGACGCATTCGTGAAACTGCGCCAGATGGGTATGGCCGCAACCGAAGGGCGCATGAAGTCCTTTGGCAACACGGCAGCGGCGACCGGCAAAACTCTGAAGCAGATGATCGAAGCGGTCGCGGATGCTGGAACCTTCCAGTTCGAGAGACTGCTTGAGTTCGGCATCAAGGCCAACACGGTCGGCAATAAGGTCAAGTTCACCTTTGCTGGCGTGACCACTACGGTGGACAAGAACTCCCAGGCAATCGTCAAGTATCTGGAGAACATCGGCAACACCAATTACGCCGCTGCCATGGACAAGCAGATGGACACGCTCAACGGCGCGTTCAGCAATGTCGGCGACAACCTCCAGCAGATGTTGAGCGGCATCGGCAACGGTGAACTCGGAAACGCAGTCAAGGAGATCGCCAAGAGCTTGGCGAACGGCATCACTGCAATTTCTCCGTTCATGGCGTCGCTGGGTAACTTCTTTGGCAGCATCATTAGCGGCGTCGGCTCGATCCTCAACGGCCTGGGCTCCGTGTGGAGCAGCATCAACACTGGCGGCAAGGGCGTTCAACCCATCCTCGATACACTGACCTCGGGCATCAATCTGCTTGCGGACGGCATTAAGATCATCGGCAACACCGTTGGCTCCGTGTTCGGCGGCATCGGCTCCGCGATCAACAGCGCCAGCGGCTCGGTCATGAACTACCTGGGACTCAACTCCAAGGCCGCCAAAGATAGCGTGGGCTGGGCAGACCTCATCCGCGCATCGTGGCAGGTACTCGGCGGACAGGTGAACGCGATCAAGTCCCAGGTCGCGAATGCCTTCACCAGCTTGTGGACGGGTGCAAAGGGCACGCTCGGACAGATTGGCAGCTTCCTCGCCAGCAGCTTCGCCACCCCGCTCAACGGCATCAAGTCGATGTTCAACAGCGTCGCCGGCTGGTTCAAGCAGACGTTTGGCGATCTAACGTTCAGCCCCGAGGGAATCGCTACCGGCGCAGCCCGTGCGGTCGATCTGCTCATCGGCACCTTCCGTGGCGGCATCAACGTCATTGGCGTGCTGTTCAACGAATTGCCCGGCACGATCTGGGCCAGCTTGAGCCCCGGCTTCCAAACCATCCTCGCCAGTGGTTGGGCGCTGCTCAAGGGCATCGGCAGCATGGTCGGTCAGGTTTACACTGCCGTCACCGGCTTCGGCGCAAGCCTGGGTAAGAGCATTGCGAGCGTGTTCAACAGCGTGTCGTCCTACATCGAAGGCGTAGCGAACTCCGCGATCAACATGATCAACAAGGTCATCACCGCCGCCAATAAGCTGGGCGCGGGCATGAGCACGGTCGCCAATGTGCAGGTCGCCAAGGTGCCGGTGCCGAAGACGAACACCGCCGCTGAAAGCGCTTGGTCCACCCTGGGCAACCACCTGGGTTCGGCGTTCAATAGGGGTTTCGGGCACGAAGCAGAAACCGGCATCAACAAGGTAATTCGCGTTGCACGCGGGATGCGAGGCAAGCCAGTGGCCGACAACGGCCTAGATGCTGGCTCCGATGCTACTCCGGAGAACCCAGCTGGCAAGAACAAGAAGGATAAGGGAGCCGCCGAAGCAGAGCGCCGTGCAAAGCGCGAGAAGGAATTCTGGGATGCCCTCAACGGCGAAGTGGAGACGGCTAAGCGCCTGCCGCTTGCTGCCGAGGATTATCGCAAGCAGCTAGAGCTACAGAAGATCCTGGGCCACGAGCTAGGCGCGCAGGACATTGCCCGCATCGGTTCGCTGATGCAGCAGGCGCGCACCGCCAAGTTCGTCACCACCGCGCTGGACGACCACGCGAAGCGCGGTGCGGAACTGGCCAACCAGGAACAGCAGCTTCGTGCCAAGCTCCTGGGTGCCACCGACGAGCAGCTGGCCCTTGAAAACAAAATTGCCGACTTCCGCCTCAATGCGCAGCGCCAGGGCGTGGACCTGCAGAGCGAGGGCTATAAGGCCGCCGAGGCGCAGCTTCGCCTAGACGAGCAGCGCGCACAGGTTCTCGACCGTCAGAACGCTTCGCTTGCACGCGGCCTCGATGTGGCTCGCCAGTACAGCGGCAGCTACGCGCGTTCGCAGGAAATGGTTGGGCTGGGCAAGGCTCGCCAGGACCTCGACACCCTTTGGAACGGCGGCAACAACGGCGGCAAGCTCACCCAGGAGCAGTACAAGGAAGCCACCGAGGGTCTGCGCAAGGCCGGTGTCGAAGTCGCCAACCGCTGGAAGGACGAGTTCGGCGCTCGCATCGACCAGATTGGCGAGCAGTTTGGCGGCGTCATGGGCCAGGCCATCAGCAAGTTTGGCAAGATCATCCAGGCGCTCAACGCCGCTGCGCAGGGTGATTGGACCAAGGCCGGTCCGCTGGGCTCGATCATCGGTCTCCTGGGCAAGACGGCGGGCGGCAAGGACACCGCTTTCGGCATTGGCGCTAACGCCAGCGCGGGCAAGATGCTGGACAGCCTCTTCAAGTCGGACACCTGGGCCAAGCCGTTCAAGTCGATGAGCGACGGCTTCTCCGATCTCAAGAGCGTGTTCACCGGCACCAACGGCGGCTTCATGCAGGCGCTGGGCAAGGTTGCTGGCACGGCAGCAGCAGGCGCGCAGATTGGTTCGCTGACCAACAGCGTTCTCGGCGCGGTCGGCATCAAGCTCAACGGCACCGGCTCGCAGATTGGTGGCGCACTCGGCAGCGCGTTCGGCCCTATCGGCTCGATCCTGGGCAGCATCGGCGGCGGCATCCTGGGCAACCTGTTCACCAGCGCACCACGCGGTAAGGCGATCATCACCAGCGGCAAGGATGCGCAGATCAGCGGCAACAAGGGCAGCGTGCGCGACGCGCTGGCCGGTACGTCAGGTTCCATTCAGAGCGGCTTGCAGAACATCGCGAGCCAGCTGGGTGGCGACCTGGGCAACTTCATGGTGTCCATCGGCAAGTACAAGGACAGCTACCGCGTTTCGTCCACGGGTTCGAGCAACGTCGATGGGAAGAAAACCAGCCGCATCAGCGGTCTGCTCTATGATGGCAAGGACGAAGCACAGGCCATCTCGATTGCGATCAAGGACGCAATCCTTGACGGTGCGATCACGGGTCTATCCGACCTGATGAACAAGGCGCTCAAAGCCTACGCGGGCAATGTGGACAAGGCGGTCAACACCGCTCTCCAGATGAAGAACTTCGAGGACGACTATAAGGCGCTGACCGATCCTATCCGCGCTGCCGTGGACAGCATCATCAATCCCCTGACCGCGCTCCGCAAGAGCATGGTGGAGGTTGGCGCAACCACTGCCGACCTGACCAAGCTGGACGAGTACCGCGCGAAGAAGCTGGATGCCGTTCTCAAGGATCAGGTGTCCGGTTTCCAGAGCCTGCTCGATAGCCTGAACGGCGATGGTGGCGGTGTCACGGCGCTGACCCAGCTGACGCAGAACCTCGCCAAGCTGGACAGCTTCAAGGCCGATCTAGCGGCGGGCAAGACAATCGACCAGGATGCATTCACGTCCCTGGCCGACAAGATCATGAACGGTGCGGGCAGCGTCTACGGTACGAACACCACGGACTTCCAGGACATCATCGGCACGCTCAAGGGCCTGACAACCGGCGCGATCACCAATGCGACCAGCGCATTCAACGCGGCTGCTGGCGCGGACACCACGACCAAGGCGATCACCGATCAGACCAACGCGGTCACCGCGTCCATCGGCATCACCAACGACTATCTGCGCGTAATCGCGAATGCAGTGTCGTCCGGTGCGCTCACCCAGAACCAGGGCGCTGCTCTCTCGGCAAAGGCCGAGGTGCAGGATGGTAGGGTGCAACAGGCTTTTTGAGGAGGCGCGTAAATAGCTGATGGCGACACTTGATCCAAATCGCGCTGCATTCGTGCAGCAGGAATACCGCTACGCAACGGCAACCGATCCCGCCGTGAAGGCGCGCAATCCGTCCGCTCGCACGGTGGAAATCAACACCAACCTCAATGAGGGAGACGCGACCGCGCTGGCGGCGAAGATCCTCGCGGACAACAATACGCCTCGCGTGTTCGAGGTGGTCCTTGAGGGTGTGGTTTTCCTGGATAGCTTCATTGGCAGCGTGCCTACGTTCATCGCAAATCTCCCCACGTTCAGCACGGACGGCAAGGCCCGCAAGGTCATGTCGTTCACGACCGATTTTGGAGCGAACACCACGACCATCCAGGTGCGCGGATGAGCGCAATCCTCGTCACCCCCAAGCCGTTCACCGTCGTCTCTGGTAACGCCAGCGGCACGGCTCCGGTCAGCAATGCGAACATTGACGAACCCGCGATGGTCTGGCGCTCGGCCAACCTCACGACCGTTTATGCCAAGGTCCAGCTCGACGGCACCGCCTGGGATACGATCGCACTTGTGGGAAGCAACCTGCGTGCCGGCGACACCATCCGCGTTCGCGCGGGTGCGACCGCCGCTGCCGTTGATGGCACCACCGGCTTGACGGTGGACCAGACATTCGCGGCCTGGAGCGGCGTTGCTCCAACCAAGGGCGCGCTGTCGTTCAAGCTGCTTGGTGCGTCGGTGACGAGCCCGTTTGTGCGCATCGACATTACCAGCACCGGCAATCCTGCTGGCTATGTAGAGGTGTCGCGCATCGTCCTCGGTCTGCGCGTTGCGCACGATGGTGTTGGCGTGGGCGCAGAGCAGACCTTCGAGGACATGAGCGTTATCGAGGAAGGCCCCGGCTACACCACGGTGGATCGCTATGGCGTTCGCATCGCCTGGAAGATCACGCTCGATGGCATCACAGATGCCATGTACTACACCAACTGGTTCCCTTTCCTGCGCGATGTCGGGAAGAGCAAAGCTTTCGTGTTCATCCCCGATGACAGCGTTTCCTACATTCAAAACCAAGCCATCTTTGGACGCCTCAGTGGCTCTCCAGCGAAGGGGTCTAGTCCTGTTGAAAACTTCAACATCGTTGAGTTCGTGGTTCTAAGCGTCAGCTAAGGAACTTTAGCCAAGCGTAAATACACGCATGGCGAACAACATCCTTTTCGAAGTCACCGTTCTAAAGAACGGCACCACTCCCGAGACCCTCCACATGGCGAGCGCGTTCGCTACAAAGGCGGGCGTTCAGATCAACAACTTTCAGTGGGTTCCGCTAATCACGAAGTTGACCGCAATTTCGGGTAGCTGGTCAGATAACGGGGTCTTCCAGCAGGGCTCTATCAACTACTCTGGACTCTCGTTCCGCATGAGCGAGGCCTACGACAACAATAAGTGGTCTGCCTATGAGTGGACCGGCGCACTTGCTCGCATCTATATCCAGACCGGCGACAACGAAGGCGACTTCGCATCCTACAAGCAGATTTTCGAAGGCACCGTCTCCAGTCTTGATCGCCAGGGCCCGGAAGCAACGGTCGCTCTCCTCGGACCGGATGCGCTTCTAGATCGCGATCTACTGACCCTGGAATATGCGGGCTCCGGCGCTGCCGAAGGCCCAGCGAGCCTTAATGGCAATCTCAAGCCGATGGCACTCGGCAACTGCCAGAATGTGGAGCCGGTGCTGATCGACCCCGCGCGCTGGATCTATCAGGTTCACGGCTACGGCGCAGTTCAGGGCATCACCCCTTACGAGTACGCACAGGCGCTCGATCCCGCGAAGAACAAGGGCGACGCTTCCGATTACGCGACCCTGGCGAACCTAACCCTCGCTCCTGGCGAATGGGCAACTTGCGCAGCACAGGGCATGTTCCGCTTTGGCGGCGCTCCATCGAAGAAGGTCACTGCCGACGTGAGTGTCGGCGGCATGAGCGCCGGAACCATCATCTCCTCGCTGCTCACCCAGGCAGGAATTCCCGGCGCAAAGATCGCTATTGGCCTGCTCCCGCAGAACTGGAGCTTCTACGCCAAGGAGCAGACTTCCATTGGTGAGGTTGCGCGTCTCGCGGCATTCCACACCGGCAACGTGCTGTTCGCCGATGGCACCGGCACATGGCAGACCATGGACTTCTATTCGTCGAAGGCTCCAATCACCCTGAACGCAGACCGCAGCAGCACGCCGCTGGTCAAAAGCTACAAAGAACTCAACGCGGCGGCTCCCGTTTGGAAGGTTCGCGTCGGTCATACGAAGTGCTGGAGCGTGCATTCCAGCAGCGACGTTTCGCCCTCGCTCGCCATCAACAGCGATGATGTCCAGGCTGCAAAGGATGCGGCCCAGCGTGCGCAGGAAGCTGCCCAGACCGCGCAATCCGATGCGAACATCGCCAAGCAGCGCCTGGATGCCATTGAAAGCGACGGCATCCTGGACCGCAGCGAGAAGGCCGACATTGTGCAGCGCTTTGGCTCCTACACCGCCGAGCGCACCGGCTTGCTCGCGCAAGGTTTGTCGTTCCTGCTTCCGACGCAGCGAGCGGCTTACGAAACCGCATACTCGCAGCTGAAAAGCTACCTCGAGGGCTTGTCACCAGCATACACGGACAGCACCCAGAACACGCCTATCGACCGCGCGACGTTCAGCGCTCGCTTCAACGCCTATCTCGACGCGCGACAGGCGCTGCTCAACGCTATCGACACCAAAGCAAAGTCGCTGGCCGATTGGAACGGCGTCACTGGTCCCGGCAAGCCTGCCGACAATGCGACCGTGGGTGCGCCGATCGGCACCAACGTGGGCGATGTGCCAGCTGGTTCGATTGCGGATGCGGTCAAGGACAGCACCGGCACCGTAAAGCCTGCACGCGATCAGATTGCCGCCGTCAAAGCCACCATCGACGCCAACGTGACGAAGGTCACCAACGACCTCGCGGATGAGGTTGCACGCGCCAAGGGCAAGGAAGGCACGCTCGAAACCAGCATCACCAATGTGAAGATAACCGCCGATCAGACCGCTGCCGGTCTCCAGGATCAGGTGACCATCACGAACAACCTGGCCAACCGCGCAGTGTCCCTGGAAGCGACAGCAACTTCCTCGTCAACCGGCGCAGCACTCAATCCAAACTTCGCCCGCTGGGTTTCGACCGATCCAACTCCAACCAGCTGGAACAGCTGGGAGATGAAGGGCTCGGCCCGCTTCGCTCGCGTGAATGGCGGCGGCGTACGCGGCAGTCCCTACGCGGTCGATGCGCGGAACGACACGCCCAACGTCAATTGGGGCCTCGTGCAGGTCGTCGCGATGTATCCCGGCAAGTGGGTCATCGAATGCAGCATGATCCTCGACCAAGGCGGAACCCGTGGCGCTGGTGTCACCCTCAGTGGCGTCGCCGGAATGGGCATCGACTTCATGATCGAGCCCGACCTTAACGGCTACACGGGCAACGTGCAGGGTGTCCGTTCGTGGTCGAAGACCGTCGATTGGACGATGACCGGCAATGTGAACCTCCACGCCATGTGCGGGTGGGATGGCTTCGGCCCTACCATCGACGCAAAGTACATGCGCTGGTTCTACCTCAATGTTCGCCCCGTGACCGATGGCGAATTGAAGGGTCTGCGTGCCGACACGAACGCAACTTCCGCTCTGGCGAAGATCAGCACGGAAGAGACAGCGCGCATCAACGGCGACAACGTGGCTGCGCAGAAGATCAGCACCGTCGAAGCCAACTACAGTCGCGGCGGCTACCTCAACCGCAATGCGCTGTTCAACGAAACATGGAGCCCCGGCCTTCCACCCGGCTGGTCGAACTGGGCAACGGAGGGCAGTCCCGCGATTGGCAAGTGGGAAGGGTCCGGCATCTACGGCGGTGGCGCTCTGCGCATCGACCGAACCGGCACCAACTGCGGCGTCATGCAGCAGCTGGACGGCAGCTTCCCCAAGGGTTGGTATGTCATGGAATGCGAGATGCGCTTTGAAGCTGGCCAGACGGCTGGCTCCGGTATGCTCGCGCAGTTCCGACGCGGTGACAACACCGAGCATTCAGCTGGCTTCGTGCCCTTCGACAGCACCCCCGACACCGCAGGTTTCACCGGCCACGATGCCGATCGCGTCCGCAAGTTCACCAAGCTCGTCTGGTGCAACGAGGATAGCCCGCGCATCGTCTTCTACCTCATGGCCGGTTGGGAGGGCTTCAAGAACCCATCCGTTGGCTACCTGCGCACGATCTGGTTCAAGGCAGGCATCCGCCCCGCAACCAAGACCGAGATTGATGGCAAGACCGTCATTGACGCGAATGTCGTCGCTCGCGTTGGTTCGCTGGAAACGACGACCTCGAACCAAAACACCGCGACCGCAAGCCGTCTGAGCTTCCTGGAAGCGGGCTACAGCACGGACAGCGGATCGATCAACGTCAACCCGACGTTCAAGAACTGGCCCGATGGCACCACGCTTCCTAGCAGCTGGTCCTGGTGGGACAGCACTGCACCAGCGATCCGTGCAGCGGGCGTCAACGGGCGGCCCTACGCGCTCCAGTTCAATGCCCCGGCCAACTCAAACAGTGGGCTCGTGCAGGGCGGCATCAGCGCCGCGTTCGGTGCCTACGTCATCGAGTTCTCGGGCCGCGCTACCGACTGGCAAGGTGCTGGCGTCCTCGTCTACTTCCTAGATGCCAGCGGCGGCATCGTAGAAGCCAGAGCGATCAGCGCAGCGGCAACGGCAGACACATCGGGATACGTCAACCGCGATGGTGGCGGCGGTGCCTATACGCGCACGTTCCCGGCTTTCTACAAGACAGCCATCAACGGCAACATTCGTCAGATCCAAATCTATGCGATGGCCAATTGGGATGGCTTCGGCGAGCGCGCAGCGAAGACGATCACGTTCGACAAGGTAAGCGTCCGCCCAGCCACATCGGCGGAGATCAACGGCCAGAAAATTGAAGACAGCAACGTGCTGGCGCGTGTCAGCACGTCGGAAGGCGCTATCAGCGGCTTGCAGGATCGCACCCGCGCATTCTGGCAGGTGCAGGCGGTCGCAGGCAACAACCGCGCTCAGCTGGGGCTCTACGCGGATGCCAACGGCGGTGCAGGCGTGGACATCGTTGGCGATGTCGCGATCCGCGGTTCTGGAGGCAGCGGACAGACCGTCATCAATCAAACTGGCCTGTTCATCTATCACCCGAACGGCGTGAACGTCGTTGAGATCAGCAGCCGATGACCACGTTCAGGATTCGGCGTCCAGAAGACGGACTTGTCACTATCGACACCCAGGACAGCGCTCTGTTGATCTTGGGGTCGGCCCTCATCGGCGGTTCCAATCAGGCACAGAGCGGCAGCTTTGGCGACAGCAGGCTAACGCTTGGCACGCCTTGGTTCCTCGTCACTTCGGTGGAGGTTACCGGCTTCGTTGGCTATCGTCCCAACGTCTCGTTCAACGGCACGACCCTTACGTGGTCCTGGCCGCCGCAGTACAGCGGCAACGCCTATCCTCGCACCCGCTTCATCTACGGGGTGCGATAATGGCAACAGCAAGGTTCCGCCGACCAGACGGCACAATTCAGTTCGACGCCAATATCGCTCCCTATGTGTTTCAGAACAAGGGAACGGTGCAGACGTTCAACGTGCAACAGCGCTACCCACAATGGACTTGCTCCGCACCATCATCGTTCTTTGTCCCAATGAACTATGATGCTGACGAGGTGATCGCGATCACGATGCCGAACGGCCACGCCTACTCCAAGTATGCCACTCTAGCGTCGTATGGAGGCTCCAACCTAAATGGATGGCAGCATATCTACCATACAACCGCGCCAGCTGGCTCCACGATCACCTACTATCGCTTCCAGAGCATGATCAATGTGAGCGTGCCTTCAAACGGGCCAGCGCTGAGATTGCGAAATGACGCCGGACAGCTGACGTTCAGCAGCGCGATGCGTCCGGCTATCGTGGCAGGCACACTCAGCGGCAATGGCTCCACAATCAACCTCAACGGCAGTCGTGCATACGCGAGCATCATCCAGAGCTTCGCCGGGTATGAGCAAAGCCACTTCGATGGCTCCTATGAGGAATACACCGACGAAAAGGGCATGGTGTATGCCCGCTACTGGAACGGCTACAGCACCACAAAGATGTATGGCATTCGCACCAACAATGCGGCTTCCGCATCCGTGGTGGAAGTGCCCTTCTACGACACGCAATACAACATGCTGATGAGTGGCGCGTACCAGTACAATCCGCCCGCCGATAGCAGTCAGTTCAACTTGCCGCTCCAGAACGCCTTGATGGTGGACGTAACCGGCATTTGATCCCGCTTAAATAGCTGGACGATAACCACAAGAGGGAGCAAACCCCCATGGCAACACCAACCGAAGAAGAGTACCTTGAGGCTCTGAACGTCAAGAACGAGTATGAGCGCGTTCAGGCGGAAATCCTCCAGGCAAAGCGCACTGCCTACCATGCCGATCTAAAGCCGTTTGTTGAAGGCGACACCTACGCGGTGTTCTGCAACGCGCTTCTGGCGATCAAAGAGCGCAACGAAGCCGACAATATGTTCAACTACACTGTCGAGACTTTGCTCGCGAACCTGAAGTACCTGCTCGACATCGTGACGCAGTATGCGCCGCCGATCCCCGCGAACATGATGCCCGCGCCGCTGCCCATCACTCCAGCACCGGAGGGCAACACCGATGGCGAATGATAACGAAAAGCAGACAGCTGAGCAGCAAAGCATCACCAACGACTACCTGCGCACCATCGCCGAAGCAGTCAGCCAGAACGCTGGCACGGCGGCGGGCGGAATGTTCGTTGCTGCACCCGAGAAGCGCAGCTTCCTCAAGGATGTCGCCAAGGGCTTCGCTGGCACACTGGTGACCGTCGCGAAGACCGTCTGGCACGTTCCGGCTGCTCAGGGCTACCTCGCCACGCTCGTCGTGCGCCTGGGCGTCCCTGCCGGTGCCGTCGCGATCATCACCGCACTCGTAGACGCGGCCCTCAAGTAATGGCTGGCTCCCCTCCCCCGATCCCGCAGGATATGCGCGACCTGCTCATCCGTCTCGATCAACGTGTCGATGACGGCTTCAAGAGCATGAACGAAAAGCTGGACGCGATGAACCGCCGTGCTGATGGCCTGGACCAGCGCACGGATGGTATCGAAAATCGCGTTCGCACCCTGGAGACGTGGCGCAGCGAGGTTCAGGGAGGTGCCAAGGGCATCGGCCTTGGCTGGAAAGCGGGCTCCGCAGTCTTCGGGGCCGTTGTTGGCGTTCTCGGCTGGCTAGGCGTTCAAAGCGCTGTCGCACCCACGAAACCGATCGCCAAGCAAACCGAAACCATCGAGCGGACCATTCAGGTTCCCCGCTAAGTCAGGAAAGCCCTCAGACGCGTCGTGGAGAGCGTTGGGGGCTTTTTCGCATACAGGACAGCCCCGCCTTGCGGACGGGGCTGTATGGGCTTCCTAGGAGCTTCTTAGACCTCGGCTTGATTTTGGTTGCCAGGCCCGACGTTCACACCAACGCCATCCCGATTGGCTTTGAAGCTGATGCCCTGGCCGGTGAGACCAGCAACCAGCATCCACGCAGCGCCTCCTACGACGGCGACTGCACCTACAACGGCGATTCCGACCGCTACCTCTGGGATTGCAACCGCAGCACCGCCAACAACGACCGCCGCCTTTGCGCCATTCGTAATCAATGAACCAGCAGACATCTTCTTCCCCCGTTTGAGCCAGTGAATTTACCAAAAACGCGCAGCTTGGCAATCGCAGCTCCCTGACAATCTCCGTTTAGGGGGAACGGCGCGTTACGTTTGCAAGCCGATGAGGATGCGAAGCCGCTGGAGGTACGCATCCATCTGAGCCTTGCCATTTTCGGGATTGCTACCGTCGTCGTAAAAATAGATGCGGTCGCCCTCGCCCTTGCCGTCGATGTCCAGCTTTTTCAGCGTCGCTGGGCCGAGGCCCTTGATCTGCAATTTGTGCTTGGGGTCATCCCACTCCGACCAATCGCGCGTGATCGTGCCCAGGGTCTTGTAGTGCCGGTTGAAGAACGTCCACGACCCGTCGGGGTTTTTCGCCATGCCGTATGGGAACATCGACTGGCGCACATTTGGATTGTGCATTATTGCCACCTCTCGTTATGCTAGATTGACCGCTCCCTTGAAGCGGCTATTTCCTTCGAACTTGACCGGTACAGCCACGCGGCTATCCCCGTCGATAATCGTTGCTGCCGTTGGGATCGTACCTTCCCAATGCAAAATTACCACCTGCTGGTCCATGACCGGCGATTTGAAGCAGTGCGTGTCTTCGCTGGCATACAGCCCGCTCATCGTTGAATAGGACGCCACGCCGGTCTGCTTTGCCTCCTGGGGCACCACCGCATCCGCGACATCGCTTGCCATCATCGAGAGCCACGCTCCGTTGCCCTGGGTCTCGGGGATCGCCTCCAGCTCGCCGAAGAAGGGGTTGAAGCTCAGGGGGAAACGGATGCCGCCCACTTCCAGGTTGCCGGTGGCGCGCAGCTTACCCCGGCGCTTGTCCTCTTTGACCCAGATCGTCAGGGCGTCGCGCTTGTCCGCGCCGCGCTTCCTATGACCCAATTCTTCCGTCTCACTTCCTGGATGAATGGGAGGAGGCTCAGTGCCGTCATGTTGTTCTGGCTGAACTTCTGGCGTAATAGATGGCTGAATTCCTGGCTCCTCATGGACATGCGAAGCAGCGATCATGCCAGGCTCATGATTTAGTTTAGTTTCCATTAGTTTACTTGAGTACCAAAACCTCAGCTTTTCTGCGAGGTTTGGCGTCATATCTGCTGAAACGGTGCTGAACTGATGCTGAAAAGATGCTGAAACGATGCTGAAATACTGCTGAAAGGCCTCCATCAATTCAGCATCCTCGACTTCCGTTTCAGCAGTCGTTTCAGCAGCACCGCCAGGAACTGCACGGCTCTGGCCATCGGCGTACAGCTGATCAAACGGCGCCATGTCCTTCCATCCCATCTTCGCAGCATAGGTGCGCTGGTGACGAGAGAGGACAATCGGTCCGTCATGCTCGATATCGACCTTTGCACGAATGCGGATATTGGACAGCAGAGCGTCTTTGACCTTGCCGTCGATGCCACGAGGATGGAACAGCCCGGATACAGCCTTGCTGACTGCGCCGTAGGTCTTCTTGTCCTGGATGAAATTGAATTCGCCCGTGCCAATGGTTGCGAGCACGGCCTGAACGTGGGCTAGCCACTTGGTGTTGTTTTTTCTCATGTCAAACCTCAAAAATGAACAAACCCGCCTGTTGCGGGTCCAGTGCAACAAGCGGGCGTAGATTTGTTCAATTGGGGTTGTGAACTACGGGACCGCTGTCATGAGCGACAGCTTTTGGACCCTGTGCTCACATCACTATTTAGTATTCCTCGTCAAAAAATGTCATTAATGAAATGATTTACGCCCTCTATCCATCTTGCTCATCGTGATGGCTTCTTCAATCGTGTACCCGCGCTTTATGCGACCGTGCAAAGCGCTCCTAGTCAGGCCCAGGCGCTTGGCCCACTGAGGCAGCGTAAGGCTCTCACCGTTGTAGGTGAACACGTTGGCATTGGTAGTTTTCGGACCGCTACCAACACGCGTCTTGCTCCGTGCCCGCTTCACTCGAATAATGATCTTTTTCTTTCTCGGGCGCTGGTTCGCACTCTGCTCGGCGCGGGTTGCCCATCTACAGTTTCCCGGCTCGTAGTTCCCGTCGTTATCAATGCGTTCGAGTGAATGACCGTCTGGGCGCTTCCCCATGTCATCAAGAAAAGTTTCGAAGCTGTCATACCAACGGTCGCAGACCTCTATCCCGCGACCACCATAGTTGCAGAACCACTTCAGTTTGGGATTACGGCAGCGGTGGCGCATGGCCAACCACGAATTGTATTCTCGTTTGTTCTCTGTGATCAGTGTCATGCATATATTTAATGGTTGCATGATCTGGGCGTCATTTTAGAAATGCCAGCGCTACTCCTGCTTTGGAGAAACGGGGCCCGCCGATGCCGTCCTGTTTGCGACCACACAGCACCAGCGAGCCCCGTCCTGAACTACCCGCGCGTTTAGGGGCACGCGGGTAGCGCAAGCTCAGGAAGCGTCTCTACGACGTTTAAACGCTGTTTCCGAACATGGCATCTACGGCGGCCATGACACGACGCTCGAAACCGTCCAATGGCTCGCTTCCATCGTAGCGAGAAGTGGCAGCCCAGAACTGCGAATGCTTGTCCATAAATCGCCACTCTGGTCCACCGTTTGCCGCAATGGACTCTAGCTCGTCCGCAAGTCGTGCGAAGGTACGAGTTGTCTTTAGACGAGGTGGTATCATGCCACCTCCCCACACTTGTGGTTGACGTTCATTTTGACTCCTTGAAATACTGTTTGAATGCCGCAGAGCTTCACCCACAAGTTTGGATCAACCACTTGAGCAAATGCATCTGCCTTGCCCGTTCTGGAGTTTCTTCCAGGGGGTAGAAGCACTGTGGTGCAGGGGCGAGCAGTGGGAAATCTCCGGCCCACCTTGTGACCGGAGGCAAATCACGAAACCACTGAGCCTCTTCCCACGTCATTTTGAAGTAGTACCGCTCGCACGCGTCGTGCCAGGAACGAACCCGCTTCCGGTGCCCATCTGCTTTCTCGACAAGCTGATGATAGGCGGCAGAAAGCGGCTTCTCGAAGAACCCCTTCTTGTGATCCGCTTTCATGGCAGCAATCCGATGGCGAAGCTCTTTCAACTGCCCCAGCGAGTAGCTGCTTTCGCTCTGCGCCGTTTCCACCGTGTACAGATACTCCTTTGCGCTAGGTGAGAGCCTCGGAGAGTCGAGTGGATTATACGGTCGCTCCGCACGATGCTTGAGTACCTTGTCCTGCGTCGAGCGCCGCAACTCGTAGGGAATGCCCAGCGCTACAAGGTCAGCCTCCTTAAACAGCAGGAAGCGATCTTGCTGGAGTGCGGCCAGCATTTCGCTGGCCCGCACCCTAACGGCGTCTCCGCTCACTGATCGGAGGGAACCGTCATCGCGACCTCTGCCGCATAACGGTTAGCCAGTCGCTCAGTCAGATTGGGCTCGTTGTCGATGATTTCGCAAATATCGAAGCCCCCAGAAGTCTGGCGAACGAGCACCAGCTGATATTCGCCGATTTTGCCAACCCGCGTGTTCGAGCGGACGGTTTCCAGCGGCTGCGCCTTTGCGGCCAACTCGCGGTTCTTCTGAATTTCGGCCTTCGACGGAGCCTTCTTCTTGGGAGAGGCATCAGCGAGGATACCGCCGCTGCGCTTGGGATAGTTCAGGATCACCTCTTCCAGGCGCTCCACAGGAAACTTCTCCGGTTGCGCAAAGAAGATCCGATAGAACCGGCCAACTCGCTCATCCCGCCGGCTACGGACAACCCAGACCTGGCCCTTGTCCTTGCGCTCCTGCCAGCTGCCCAGCTGCAATTTGGCAATTTGTCCCAGGAGCCCGGTGTTGTCATTCGCTGGAGCCATCCCGACCTTCACCAAACGCTCGATCAGCAGCTTGCGGTTGTCCAGCCATTCGAGGGCATTGCGGAAACCAATCGCCAACAATGACGCGTTGTTTTGTTCCGCCGTCTCCTGGGCCTCACCTTCAGCGATGAGGATCGCTTCGAACTTCATCCGCACCTCTGCGGTACGATTTTCCAGCTCCTCTGCGGTGCTGATCACAAACGTCCGGTCCTGCGGATTGCGCAAAACCACATCAGCTTCAGAGGATACGTGTGCAGTGGCAAGATCGTCTGCATGTGCGCTCATGTTGTTCAATTTCCTTCATTTTTCCGGCGAGGCATCATTGCTGCCGGTGAGGAATTGATACGGTCGGGATGCGCTGATACGTGATTAGCTAGATGGCCAAAACGCAACGAGACAACCTTTGAGCGGTACGAAACGCAGGCAATCCGAGATGGCAACCGATGGTTTCTGGGCCTCCCCAGAGCAGGTCGTGTTTGCGCGCCTATGCTTCACATATCTGCTGATCAGCCCGAGCTATGAACTCGCCCGCAAGCAACGGCTGGGGCTGCTTAGCGATGTCGAGAAAGCTGCCCTGCCTGCCGACATGGATGTGGTACTTGGCGTGTACGACATGCTGGGTGATCTGAAACAGACCGACTTTGAAACTTGGTGGCCAACCAAAGGCATCGCCGCGTTCGGCAACGAAGGCGAGAAGCCGATCGTTTACCCAATTGATTTAATCTGGCCCACTAAAGAGGGTCCAGCGAACAACCTGAATGAACGGATGAATGGCTATTTGGCAGGCCGGTTTAGCAACCAAGACCCTCAAGTCTGCCTGATCACGGCTATTCCCTTAACACTCTCTAAGTCGGAGATTGTTGAGCAACTTACAACATTCTTGGACGAAGTTCCACAAAAAGTGAGAAACACGCCGCGCCGGACGCCAGATTATCCCCTGTATGGCCAAAAGCGTGACTTGAGTAGCTTCATTGGTTATATGAAGTGCGCGATGTGTAAGGTTCACGAGCCCGATCTGAAACTTTGGGAGATCGGCGTTATCGCAGAACTCAGCAGCACGTACAGCACGCGCTTAGCGTTGGGAAAAGGCACACCCGAGGACCAACAGCAATTGAAAATGCTGGCGAGCCGCGCGCTCAACCGCGCCGCTATGATCGCTGAAAACGCTGCTCGCGGCCGATTTCCGACGTACGAAAAATGCGGACATGCGCTCAAGCCCGATTGGGCAGGAATGGGCGACGTGTTCAGTGCGCATGAGGGTTGGATGGACGGTCTGCAAGAAGCAGATGGATCGTTGTGATAGGAGAAGCGCCGCCCACAAACGTGGATCGGCGCTTCCGCATTTCGAAACGAGGTTTTGAGCAGACCGCGTTGAATGCGGCACCTTGCCGCACGAGTACTTAGTCGAGCAAGCCCGCCGCCCGACGTTGATTTGCCGTATCCTGCATGTACCGCTCGCAACGCTCGTCGCTATGCCATCCCTGCACGACCTTGCGCTGATACTTCGCCGCGATGTTGCCGTTCATGCAAAGCGGATCGAGCATGGCATCCAGGCTCATCAGCATCCGCTCCTCGATATATCCGGCTTTGCCGGTGCTTTCCGTTAGCCGAAGGATCTCGCGCCGGCAGTTTGCATAGCCCGCGCTTTTGGCCGCGGCCTTCACGTCCTTGCTGCTCGACCAATAATCCCGCCAGTGGCTTTCCCCGACGATCTTGCCGTCCTTCACGCGGTAGACGTTCTTTTTGCCGATATACCACCGGCCATCCGGTAGGGTGATCCGGTACACGAACGCGCGATAGGCCAGCACGTCCAGGCCCTCGGGAACGATCCAGTCGCTCATGCGGGCTTGCGGAACAATGCCGCCTCCGCTGCACGACGACGGGTAAGCCCCGCGAGGGCTTTGCCACCGGCCCTGTTCCAGCGCTCGAACTGAGCCGCTGCACCCTCATAGTCCTTGCCGTTGAGCAACCGCACCAGAGTGGAACCCGCAAACGCACCGGCACCGATGTTGAACGCTAGTGCCACACATGCGTCGAACTGGTTCTGGTTGAGCGGCACCTTGACCGCTGCACTGACCGCCTTCTCGAACCGGGCGAGATCGGCACGCAACAGTGCCTCACTCTCCGCAGAAGTGATCTTCTGTCCTGGCTTAACGTCGGGTCCAGTGTGACCCACTCCCACAGTCAATATACCGGCGGGGCATAGGTAAGCGGTTAGTCGTTCGCCTTCGAACTGTTTGATTAGGGCAATGCCCGCACTCGATGTCTTTTGCATCGAGTACTTACCAGTGCGTTATAGCAGCACTTAACGTCGCATGTATCTCGATAAGTACTCTCGGAAACAAGGTTCCGAGGAGAGAGACATGCCTAGAAAGAAGAACAATCCACCATCACTACGTCAGCGACACTTCCGAGAGTATCAAGCCTGGATCAATGCAATCCACCGCTGCCACAATCCCCGCAATCTAGCTTACAAGCGCTATGGCGCACGCGGCGGCATTGAAGTTTGCGGGACCTGGCGCGATGCAGAGAACGGCTTCCAGAACTTCTTCAATGATGTGGGAGTACGTCCAGAAGGCGACTACAGCCTGGAGCGCATCGACGGCAGCAAGGGCTACTCACCCGACAATTGCATCTGGGCGGATCGCAAGACACAACAGAACAACCGTTCTGGCTACAACCGCACCGAAGGCTACGGCCACGGCGTTGATCGCTACGGCAGTCCCTTTCTGGAATACCGGGGCGAGATCAAGACACTGGCCACATGGGCACAGGAGCTAGGGATTAAGGCTCCGACGATCCGCCAGCGCCTAGAGCGCGGAATGACTGTGGAACAGGCTTTGTCCGACCAGTCCTATCGCAGCATCGTAGATCGCCAGAAGCTTCTAACCTCCATGCTCGTCCGCAACGACAGCCCAACGATCCACTAAGAACAAGAAGGAGAAAACTCCCATGAAGACCGATGCCGAACTCGAAACGCTCATTCAGAACCTCATCGAGCGCATGAACCGCGTTGAAGCCGCTGTAGCAAACATGAAACCTGTCGCTCCCGCAGATAACACGGCGGCGAAGTGCGCCATTGACCAGGCAATCGCCTCACTTGAGAATGCCGCTGCGCTCTATGCGCAGAACACCAAGGACTTCGAAGGCATTGTCTCTGAACTAAAAGCGGCCAGTCGCAAGACCGGCGGAAAGCTACTCCGTGCGAATTGATATCCCACTAGAGGAAGAGTTCGAGATGCTGGGCGACGCGATTTTCGCCCTGCTCTCCTGGGACCCACACTGCCCATACGCACAGATCCTCGGCCAACGCCGGATGGACGTGCAGATTGAGCTATTCGAACAAAGCTAAAACTGGCCACGAGAAGCCAGAGAAAGAGAATACAATGAACACCACGAAGATTTTCCTTGAGGAACTAACGGAAGCCCTGGAGCGCGCGATGGAGCGTGTGGTTGATCTGGATGCTGAGGAGATTTCCGACATCATGCTTGATGCAGTCAACGGCAACCCAGCTGCAAAGCGTGCGATTACAAAGAGCTTTGACCGTAGCGAGAAGGTCAAGGAGCTTGCCAACTTGGCAGAGGCAGCGGTTCAGGGCATTGAACATGCTAAAGGACAGTTCGCGAACGAAGCCTCAAACAGAGTTGAATACTTCCTCGGCATGGAATTTAGGAGTCTAAAAGAGGCAATCGACGCTTACACAAATCGCTACCCTCGCAATCCAATTACCGTTGATGACATAAAGCTTCTCAATTCACGCGTCCGCCAAGCGAAGTAAACTGAACAATGGCCGGGGGCACCTCCCCGGCCATAGCCATGACTGCCGGTAAATAGCGGCATGGCAAATCAGACAGTCACCGACACCGAAATCACCGTTCACGGTCGCGGTTCGCTTGTGCTTCCCTACAAGGTGCAGGACGCGAACAAGACGCAGATCGACATCTCGACTTGGAAGATCTTCTTCGAAGTCGATGGCGTCCCCATCCGCGAACAGCTGGTGGCCGACCCCAGCGACGCAAAGGGACTGCTCCTCAAGCTGGAGCGTGCCCAGGTCGAGACGCTGAAAAAGACCCCCACACGCTTCGCCTTCGTGGATGAAACGCAGATTGCCCAGGACCTCCCCATGGTCCTCTGGGAAGGCAAGATCAGCCGGACCGGATACATGGGCGCTCCCGACGCGACGGATGACGCGTAATGGCGGCGATCACCACCCTCCCCTCCGCATCCGTCATCACCACGCTGAGCGATCAGCAGGGTGTTTCGACCTCTGTTCAGCAGCCTAGCGTCCAGGTCACCGCGACGACCGGCTCAACGGCGATCACCGCAATGATGGGCGCTCCCGGCCCAGCCGGTCCCAAGGGCGACACGGGCGCAGCTGGTCCGCAAGGCCCCAAGGGAGATACTGGCGCACAGGGCATCCAGGGTATTCAGGGCCTCAAAGGCAACACTGGTGCGACTGGTGCAACCGGCCCAGCTGGCCCTACCGGCGCAACCGGACCTCAAGGACCCAAAGGCGATACCGGAGCAACCGGCGCGACTGGTCCAGCTGGTCCACAGGGATTGAAGGGCGACACCGGAGCAACCGGCGCGACCGGCCCGCAAGGTCCCAAGGGTGACATTGGCCCAATGGGACCGGCTGGCCCTGCTGGCTCTGGCGGTTCGAATGGCTCGTTCACCACCGATGTGGAACTGACTGGTCAGGCGTACCCATCGCTAATCCTGCACTCAAACACCGATGTCGCAAACGGCGGTGGAACCATCTTTTTCAGAGATGGCGCTGGTGACGACAATGCTTACGTCGGCTTGGATGGTGTTGGTGGCATCATGCAGATGATTTCCATGGACAACACTATCGAACTGGATGCCGCCTCGGACATCTTTCTTCGTCCGCGATCCGGTATTGCCCGTGTAGTGAGCTTTGGTCCTCACGGTCTCCTGCAACTTGCAACGGCGAACCTGCGCGACAACCGCATTGAGTTTCTGGAAGGCAGCACCACGCGCGCAAGCTTTGGCAGCTTCACCAAATCCTTCACGGAGTATGGCCCAACCGGCGCAGTGGTCAGCACGAACAGCAATCGCCGCGTGTTCCTGGACAGCACCACGGACACCATCGTCAACACCACGGCGGGCAGCAAGATCATGCTCGGCGTCAACGGCGGTTCCAACCTTGTGGTTTCGGCCTCTGGTGCAATCGTCAAAGGCACCCTGGATGCAACCGGCGCGATCAAGCAGAACGGCAATCAGGTCTACCACGCAGGCAACCTGTCGTTTGGCAGTGGCCTAACCTATGATAGCACCTCGGGCATTGTCGCGGCCAATGGTGGTGCGTCGATCTACCAGCGACCCTATCGCCCCGGCTGCTGGTATCCAGTGAATATCGGTTCAATCGCGAGCGGCGTGGCTGCTGGTCAGGATACCATCCTCTGGTGCCCGTTCGTTATCACTCAGACGGTGACCGTTGATAGCTTGCTCACGCGCATCACGACCGCAAGCTCGACGGGCAGCATTCGCATCTACCTCTATGCGCCGGGTGCCAGTATGTGGCCATCGGGCACACCACTTGCCGCCACGGCAGTTCTATCGGCAGCAGTATCGCAGATCGTCCAGGGTGACGTGACGCCGGTAACGCTGACGCCGGGGTTTTACTGGTTTGGCTATCACGCCAGCGATAGCACCGTTGCAGTGGCCAACGGCTCGCACCTCGAAGCAGCGAACATCATGGGACACGAAGACCCAACTCGCACGCTGCCAGCCAACAACCAGGCTCCATGGGGCTATCGCAGCAATGGTCAGGCGTTCGGCAACGGTCCGCCAACGCTCACCACCGCGCCAAACTATTACAGCGGCTCCGGCGTGAACCGCCTTCCAACCGGCTTTTTCAGGGTGGCAGCATGAACAGGATGATGACCTACAGGATCGACGGCACGATCCTCCTCCAAGAAAACGAGCGCGAACTCGAACTCCCCGCCGGTCTGAGCCAGGAGGAAATCGTTGCCGCGATGCTGGCTTTTTACACGCCGGACCCCGCTCCCGAGGAAACCGATCCGGCTTGATGCCCGTTGACTCGAAGAGAACAATTCGAGAACATAGGCACATGACCCAGCCCGATTCCTCCAGCCTCGCCACTACCCTCCTTCATGCTCCAGCCTGGGCACGCATTGGGCTGACTGCCCCCAGCGAACGGCTCCGGGAGCGAGCCGCCGCCGAGTTGGCCGAAAGCATCCTCGATGCCCTGACGCACCCCATGCCGGTCACCGATCCGCGTCAGATGGCCCTCCCCCTTTGACATGGGCGCTAATCCTCGGCTGGACAGCCTACACGACCTAATTCACCGCAAGGCCAACCTGCGCGTTACGTGCCAGTGCGGAAAGCAGCACGTCTATGATGCGCAGCGGTTCTGCCGATATGCGCTCCTGAGAAACTGGAACACGCAGCTTGAGGCGCTTGCTCATCGCATTCGGTGCGACCGCTGCGGGCGCAAACATCCACACCTTCGTGCGGTTGCCGATCCACCTACGCCAGCTGATCCCTTCCCCAGAAGCGAGGATGAATGGAAGCAGCTTATGCGCCGGTTAAGGGGCTAAGTTACTGATCCTCAACGAGAACACACGAAGTTTTGCGGGGTTAGCACAACCTATTTTTGCGCGAACACCCGCAACCTGCTGATCCGCGACGAGCTGATGAACGAGGGCTCGATCGACGAGGCGCCGATCTATGCCCGCCAGGTCATCGCCAGGGCGCTGCATCTGGGGTCGGCCGCGCTGATCCTCGTCCACAACCACCCCTCGGGCGATCCGAGCCCGAGCCGCGCCGACATCGAGGTAACCCGCAAGATCGTGGAAGCCGGGAAGCCGCTTGGCATCACCGTGCACGATCACATCATCATCGGCAGCGATGGCCATGCCAGCCTGAGGTCGAAGGGGCTGCTATAG